CTACAACTTTGCTTTTGGATGATGGTGAGGCTACATTGCAGTTGGCATAAATAATTGTATGTCTCAAGGTGTAAATTTCTCTTCTCTTCAAGCTGCTACTTCTGCTGCAAAAACAGATGCATTTTTAATTAGACTCAGCAATGCACTGTCTGGTGCAAATGGCTTTGCACAAATCAACACAACAAACGTTGAAAAAAGCTTCAGCGTTTACTCAACTGTGCAGAGCAACAGCAGCACCTGGGGCGGCAGCTCACTGCCAGCTGGTGGAACAACCAATCAAGTTCTAGTTAAAAATAGTGCTACAACAGCAGATGCTTCTTGGAAAAACAAACGCACTACACTTACACTTGCTACTGCATCAGGCGCATCTGCAACAATTTCTTGCAATGCCTTGAGTGCAGATCAATTTGTGGTGGCACTCAGTGGTGTAGCTTTGAGTGCAACATTTGCTGCACCCATTAGTGCATATGATGCTCAAATCATCATGTGGAATGTTAGATACACTACCAACATTGCAAGAGTGTTGCTTGCTTCTAGTTTTAGAACACCAGTAACAACTCTCAATTGGTCTATTTCTACAAACAAAATGGACATCTTTGCTGCTAAATTCAATGCTTTGGATAGCAAGTGGGATGTTGTCAGCTTCGCACCTGGTTATCAACTTTAATTAAATAAATTATGGCAAACGCATATTTCAACAACGCAAGTGACACAGATATTAATAATGCTAATAATTGGTGGTCAGACTTATTTGTTACACCATATGGTAGTGTACCTGATTTCACAAATGCTGCATTAACTCTTCAAATCGGAGATAGTATGACATCAATTACATGCGTGGTTGGAATAGATATTACTATGAATGCTAACCTAGATGTCACAGCTAGCAGTACATTTAACAACGGTAGTACATTCACCAACAGTAGTACATTTAACAATAGTGGTACAGTTAACAACGATAGCACTGGTGCATTCACCAACACTGGTGCATTCACCAACACTGGTACATTCACCAACAATAGTGGTACTTTCTATAATACTAACACGTTCACCAACAACAGCACGTTTACCAACAACAATGGTTTATTCAGCAACACTAGTAGCATTACCAACAACGGAACAATTACAATAATGGGTACTGGAAATATATCCACCATACCAACATCAACGTTTACCAACAATGGTGCATTTGTATATGGCTCCAAATATACAACACGCTTCCGAGGTGAAATATTTCCTCAAGTTCCTTCATCTGCTGCCTTTGGAACTGCTATACTATTTTAATTAACCGTAGGTACCGTAAATATCGGTATTGTTGATTGTTTGGTTAAACACTTTGTCAGCACTTAATTCGTCTACATCACCTGGGTAAGATTTCACATTAAGTGTTGAAAGTTGATCAGTAAGAGAAAGACCTGTAAAGCTATCATCCAATGAAATACCCACGTCGTTTTCATTAGGTGTAACACCAATATAACCAGTTTCAATATTAACAGGTATGGGTTTGTTATCCATTACTTGGTTATTACCAGATTCACCAGCAATACCTGGCTCGAATGAGTATTCGAATCGCTTACCTTTTAATCTATAGACGTAAGACCCGTAAAATGGATTGAGAGTTGGAATATCTTCATCAGCACGCTCAGTAATTTCATAAAATCTTGGACCTCTATTACCAGGTCTGCAAGTATAATCAACTAATTCAACAACATCACCTGATTTAGGTTCAACACGTTGACCGAATGATGGGTAATCTAAACCACTAAAAAGATTAGTAAATGTATCTATAGATACATGACCTGTAAATTCTTCATCACTAACAAACCCAAATTTCTTTAATGTGATTGCGTTGTCAGAAACTTGAACATACATTCGAATTCGTTGTGGTTCTGAAAATCTACGTGTTGGATCTTCACCGTAAAGATTGTCAGTAGCTGAAATATTATATGTATTAACATAATAATTAACGTTAGTGCCGAAATTATTAATAAGTTCACCAAATGCATTATTGTAGATTAATGATTCACCTTGTAAATCATCAGCATTAAAGATTTGACAAGCAGCATTAGCTTGTGCTGCAAATATTTGACATTGTTGTAATGGTCTGCAATCACTCATGTTGTTACTTTATTACCGGTTAAATAGTACTGACCACGTTGCATGGTAAGTTTCTGTTCAGAGTTTGAATTAAGCATCTTTTCTTCACCTTCTTCTGGTAAATTAATACCATATTCTTTAGCAATATTATAAGCTTTATCATGTGTAAGGAAAACTTTTCCTGATAAACCTTTTGCAACAACTTCACTTGCAGTGGTTTTTCTCTGTCCTGATATTTTATGGTCTTTAGCAACCTTGGGATTAAAAATATCACGTCTAGCATTACGACGCACCGTAGATTGGGTTAACCCGTTAAGGTTATTTTCGAAAAACTGTTTGAATGACTTCACTATATTATATTTAGTATACAGACAAAAGAAAACCTGAGCATATGCTCAGGTTTTCCGTTAGTTATTTAATCTATTTTATTATGCCGCAAATGCGTCAGAACCAGGCTTGCTTGTTTTAGTTGATGACACTTTGTTGTTCTTACCCATATCAGGTGTTTTTGCACCATGAAGAGCATGACCCATATCACCAGCATCACCATCTACTTCATCGGTATACTTACCGTCACCAGCTTTACCATTTGGCTTAAGCTTCGCTGAGCTAACTTTATTATCCTTACCGTGGAATTGAGAAGGAATTTTAGCACCATTAAGTGGTGAACCCATTGTTTCTTCATCTTCTTCCATACCACCAAAATCTTCTTCACCATCCATATCTTCTTCACCATCCATATCTTCTTCACCCATATCTTCTTCACCCATATCTTCTTCACCACCCATTACACTCATAAGTACGTCGTGGAGCTTTTGGGCAAGCTGTTTATCAAGTGTGATTGTAACGGTTTCTTCTTCACCACTCATCATATCGTCAGCTTCTTCACCAGAAGTTTCAATACCAAGTGCGTCAAGTTCGTCTGTATCGGTGACACCACCGGCCATTACATTTTCGTATAATTTTTCAAAAATAGATTTGCTCATAAAATTATTTATAGCTTCACGATTCATTTTTCCAAGATTTTCTTCATCTTCATCTGGGATTTCTTCAGCGGTTAAATTTTTTACATTATATGCATTATTTTTAGCGTCTTTTTTGGACATTTTATTAGCATCAATTTCAGCAGGTTTAAATCCACCCTTTTCAGATGGACCACCACTTTGTAATTTTGCTGCGTCTTTGTCGTTTAACTCTTTAGCACCAGGTCCTGACTTTTTTGGTAACGTTTTTTCTTCGACAACTGAAATATTGTTGAGCATGTTACCATAGATTTGACCAAGTTTATATAATGATTGTTTTGACATATAGATATATTTAGTTAAAACTGAATAAAAACACAGGTGATTGATTGAGTATCTTTAAGTTTTGTCATATGTTTAATATAAAACTTAAATTTTTTTAACTCTTTCCATAAGGTTGGAAATCTTTCAATATGCACGTTGAGTAATATACTACGATGTATATCATCATAGAGAACATAATCACAAAATTCTTCACATAAACTGGCAGCTCGACTCAGGTTTGTATGTGATTTAGACATATATAATATTTAGATATATGGCAGGTCCTCCAAAAAAGAAACAAACATACTTAAATAACCCAAACTTACCAACGTCAGGTGCAGTATTTGAATATACACCAAAGATGGTAAAGGAAATTAAAAAGTGTGGTCAAAATATTTTACACTTTGCGGAAGAGTATTTTTTCATCGTACATCCAGATAAAGGTAGAATGAAAATACCTCTTAGACCTTATCAGAAGAGAGTTTTGAGAAAAATGAGAGATGATAGATTTTTCATTCTATTATCACCACGTCAGAGTGGTAAATCAACAATGTATACAATTTATTCATTATGGCATGCATGTTTTGAAGCAGATAAACGCGTTGTTATCGTTGCAAACAAGGAGGCAACTGCAATTGAAATTTTCAAGCGTATTAGATTAGCGTATGAGGAACTACCTAACTGGTTGAAACCAGGGGTTGAAGAGTATGGGAAAACTTCTATGAAGTTAGCTAACGGTTCGGAAATCGGTATTTCTACTACAACAGGTAGTGCAGCTCGTGGTATGTCTATTTCCTTATTATTCATTGACGAACTTGCATTCATTGAACCGGGGTTGATGGAAGACTTTTGGAAATCAGTATATCCTACAATTTCTTCAGCCGAAAAAGCAAAAATCTTTATTGCATCTACACCAAATGGAACAGGTAATCTTTTCCATAAACTATGGATGGGGGCAACAAAAGGTGATAATGGATTTGGTTATGATGAAATTAAATGGGATGAACCACCTAAGAGAGATGAAGCATTTAAGAAGAAAACAATTGAAAACTTAGGTTCATATGAAAGCTGGCTTCAAGAATATGAATCATGTCATGGGGACACAACTATTAGTATTATGAATACCGATGGTATAATCAATTCACATAGATTTGAAGATCTATACAATAATATGTGAAAAATACTCTTGCATCTATAAATAATTGTATATGCATTATACAGCAGATAAAAATAAACTTAAGCTAGCTACTAAAAAGCGTAATAAAAATATGTTATTGAAATATGGTAAAGAAGGTATAAAAGCTCTACATATAAATTCAGCAACAAAATTTTATGCTGCAGAAGCTCTCAAACTTGAAAGTTGTGAAATATTAAGCGAACACTATGTAACAGATTTTATAACAAATAACTACGACAAATATTTGGGTAAATCTGGTAATAGGAAACTAAAACGTGATAACTTAGCTGTATATAAATCTTTAATATACCATACAGGTCAGTTTAACACACTATACCCTAGAAAACTACCATTTGTGTGTATGTTAGATATTGCTGTTAATAACTTTAAATTGGATGCAGATATGGTTTGTATATGTAAAAGTAAGCTCACTTTTGATCCACAAACTCAAGATTGGACCAAATTATACTGCATGGGTTGTAGACTTGTAGGTACCACTAAACCTCATTTTATTCATAAACATGGCGAGTCAGGAAATAAAAAATACTTAGATGCAAAAATAAAAGGGTGTATAATGAGAGGTAAAAATGAAACAGTTATTCTAGATTTAATTGAAAAGGAAGAAAACATAGTTATAGACCGCAACTTCAAAGTGTTGAATTTTTTCCCAGATGGTTATTGTGAGAAGACTAATACAATATACGAAGTTAATGAACCACACCATAGAAAGTCTTACTACAAAAAGAAAGATCTCAAACGAAGACAGATATTAAGTAAGTATTTGAAGTGTAAATTCGTAATAATCTGGGATGATACATTGGAAAGAGAATTTTATGAGCTTTAAACCAAACAGCAAAAACCTTAAAGTACTAACACCATCAGGTTACATGACATTTAGAGGTATTCAAAAAATACAACGTGAATCGTTGCATCTAAAGTTTGAAAAAACTGACATAAAATGCTCAAAAAACCACCCGTTGTGTATCAACCAACAAACGTCAAAATTTGTTAAAGCAAATGATCTCAATGTAGGAGATGAAGTTATCGGGGTTAATGGTCAGTTACATAAACTTGTCGAAAAACATGACATTGGTACTGTAGACTTATATGACTTGATAGATGTTAGTGGTGGTTATATGTATTACACTAACGGGCTGCTATCTCATAACTGTATTTTCCTTCAACATGGTGATGGTGCTATTGATCATGAATATTTTGATAAATTATTAAGATCTGTTAAACAACCAATAGGTATATATGAAGACGGTGCATATAGAATGTTTCAAGAACCAAAAAACGATAGAATTTATGTAGCTGGAATTGATACTGCTGAAGGTATCGGAAAAGATTATTCTGTTATAAACATTTACGACATAACAGATCTATCTAATATAGAGCAAGTAGCTTTATATACATCAAATAGAATATCACCTTATGATTTCACCACCAAATCATATGAAATTCTAACGCAATGGGGTAAACCTCTTGCACTTGTTGAACGAAATGGTGTAGGTGCTCAAGTTGCTGATAATTTACGCAACAGATTCTTTTACGAAAAACTTGTTAACTGGGGTGGGCAGCTAGCTAACCGTAAACAACAAAATGGGGTGATATCTCATTCAAATACTAAGGGTAAAGCAGTTACTAATATGAGATACTGGGTATCAGAACTTAAATGTGTTAAATTTAATGATGTTGAAACTATCAAAGAATTTAGAGATTTTACTAGATATCCAAATGGTTCATGGGCTGCAAAAGATGGGTGTAATGATGACAAAGTAATGTCTACTGTTTGGGCTCTTATGGCATTATATGATGATATTGTGCAGCAGTATTTCGAAATAGCAGAAACTGATGATAATAACAAGCCTAAAAGGTTGGTAATGAGTGATTTTGGAATGAATTTAGTTGTTGATTCAAAATCGTTATATGCTGATAATGAAATATTCAAACAAGATATTTTTACACTTCCTTGCGTGTTTGGTATAGGTGATCAGTTAGGAAGTGATATAAATACGCTTGAACAACAAGGTTGGTTTATTTATGAATAACATACAAACAGTGCTAAACAAGACACGTAAAGATAAGTTTTTACTTACCTTTTCTTTACCTAATGCACTTAAAAAAATCCAATCAACTACTAGAGATAACCAGTATATTAATCAAGATACGATGCAATTTTCTATATTTGGTACAATTGTACCGAAAGTTGAAAAACCTTCTGTTGAAATACGATATGCTGGTAATACTTTATACAACTCTGCGCACTCTATAAATCCGTTTCCTCCAGTTGATGTTAAATTTACAATAGACAATAGGTATAACAACTATTGGGTAATATATCAGTGGTTGAACCTATTGCAAGATGAAAAAACAGGCATATATGATCAACGTAATTTGTCTGATCCAGATAATTTTCAAGATTATCAAACAGAATTCATAATTACAGCTTTAGATGAATATGATAATAAAGTAGCTACATTTACCTACACAAAAGCTTTTCCAGTAGCATTAGGTCAACTTGATTATGATTACCGTAATGGTGAAGAAATGGAATGTAATTTCTCTTTTGTTTTCTCACAGATGCGCATAAATTTAATCAATACGTAAAAAACATAGTTGAAAAATAATAAATATTGATATGGCAACAAGAAGAACTATCCAATCACCAGGTGTTGAAATTAGAGAATTTGATCTCTCTGAAAGACTTTCACCACCTCTCGGTACCAGTGTTTATATTACAGGTTTTGCAAATCAAGGTCCAACAGATGAAGTTACAGAAATCTCTACAATGGGTGATTTTGAACTTATCTATGGTAAACCAACAAATGCAGCAGAACGTTATTTTTACCACACTGTAAGAGCATCTTTTCAAAATAGAAATACCCGGGTAAACGTTAATCGCTTACCATATGGTACAGCAAGTGGTACTGGATTTGGTAGTTTCTATACAGCTCTTGTATTACCAGCTCAGTTTTATAATGCTAACACCAACACTTTGACTTCAAATCTTGATGGTCTCTCTGGTGTATATTTCTTAGGTAAGCCAAAACAATTTTCACTCACCAAAGATCAATACCAGTCGATTGTAGATGGTACAGGATTTACTTGGTCTAAGACAGCATCTGCAACTTCACAGATTGGTGGTATTACTAACTTTGGTAATGCTGGTGCAATTGTTGTTAATAAAGGCCAAACTACCATTGATCAAGGTTTCAAGGGTTATTATATCAGCATGGTTGATAACGTCGATGCTGATAACATTGGTTCAAGCTTTAATAAGATCCAGACAGCTCTTACAGTATCACAAACAGCTGTTGGTGGTTTAACCAATTATACGACAATCCCAGGAAGCGTATTAACATTCAGTCTTACAAGTGCGGCTGGTAATACATCTGACTCACTTTCATATGTGATGGAAACAGCATCAAAGGGTTATATCATTGGTAATGATAACCAATTTGATGACGTTCTCAATGTTGGTGTGTTTAAGCTTAATAGTAGTGTATTCCTCGACGATCCGAATAAACTTATATACGTTCCTCAAGAACTTTACACCGGTTCATTTACCGATCCATTCAGACAGTTTGCTCCAGCAAATGGTGGTGCTCCTGTAACATATTCGTTACAGAATATTATTGCTGATAGAAGTGCAAACATTTCATTACTTGTTAATCCTTATATTACAAACCAAGCTCTTGATAGTATTGGTAAAGGTACATCATATGACTCAAATAGCTCAGTCAAGACCCTTAAGAAGATAAGAACAGTTAACAACAATATGACTAGTAACTACACAACTTTATAAGTTATGTTGGTTATAATATCCCAAATGCGACAATACAATCAACTGTTAGTGCACTAGGTTACGTAGATTCACTTCTACCACTTGGTACATATTCACCAACAGGTCCTCAAAATGACAAGGTTGTT